GTTAATAGTTTTGTTGCTGGATATATAAATTCTACAAGTGCAGTAAATGCAGTTAGATTTCAAATGGCATCAGGCAACATAGATTCAGGAGTTATAAAATTATATGGCGTTAACTAAATTTAATTTTAATAGTTTTGATGTAACCACAGTTGCAAGCACAGGATTAGCCTTTAATTCTAGTGCTAATGGATTTGATACAGCAGCTGCAGGTTCTATGACATTAATTACAACTAACACAATATCATCAGGTGTATCGTCATCTTCTTTTACTTCTAGTATAGATAGCACATATGATACTTATTTATTTAAATTTATAAACATTCATCCAGCTACAGATACTGCTAAACTTCAAGTTAATTTTAGAGATGGTAGTACAGCATTTGATGCTACAAAAACAACAACAATTTTTAATGCACAACATAATGAAGCTGGTAGTTCAGCAGAATTAAGTTATCAAACTGGAAATGATATAGCACAAGGAACAGGTTATCAGGACTTAACACGAAATACAGGTAATGGAAATGATGAAAGTGTTAGTGGTGAGTTATTTTTATTTTCACCATCTTCAACTACTTTTGTAAAACATTTTATTGCTAAATCAAATAGTTATTTTGGAAATGATCAAACAGAAAATTTACATATTGCTGGATATTGCAATGTAACTGCAGCAATAGATGGAGTAGACTTTAAATTTTCAAGCGGTAACATAGACAGTGGTGTTATAAAAATGTATGGATTAGCAAAATAATGGCTCTTAATAAATTAAAATTTAATAGTTTAAATGTTACACCTGCTGCTAGTGAAGGTATAAGATTTAATTCAAGTGCTAATGGTTTAGAAACAGCAAGTGCTGGGGGTAATGTAGTTAAGATAGCTGCCACGACCGCTAGTTCAAGTGCCTCTGTTTCTTTTACATCAGGTATAGATAGTACTTATAAAGAATATATTTTTACATTTAATAATATACACCCACAAACAGATGAAAAGAATTTTGTATTTAATCTTTCAACTGATAGCGGAAGTAATTATAATGTCACAAAAACAACATCTTTTTTTAGAGCTCAACATTTAGAGGGTGGTAATGCAGAAGTATTTGAATATGTAACAGGTGATGATTTAGCACAATCAACGTCAGATGCACGAATATCAAATCTTTGTGGAAATGATAGTGATCAGTGTGTATCAGGTTTTTTACATCTTTTTGAACCAAGTAGTACAACTTTTGTTAAGCATTTTATTTCAAATGTAAATAGTTGTTTTACAAATAGTGAGGCCTCAGTAAATTTATATATGGCTGGTTATGGTAATACTACAAGTGCAGTAGACGCAGTAACTTTTAAATTTGATTCAGGTAACATAGACTCAGGAACTATAACAATGTACGGAGTAACCTAATGGCTTTAAATTTTTGTAATAATAATTCTTTATCAGCTATAACTTCAATACCTGCAGCCATTACTGGTGGTTCTTTAAATTTAATATCTACACAAACCGCTAGTGATAGTTCAACATTATCTTTTACTTCAGGAATAGATTCTACTTATAAAGAATATGTTTTTAAATTTATTAATATACACCCAGGTTCAGCTCAATATTTTACATTTCAAGGTAGCACAGATGGAGGTAGTAATTATAATACAACAATAACATCAACAGCTTTTGACGCGTATCATATGGAGGATGCTAGTGCACAAGACCTTAGATATTTAACAGGTGGTGACTTAGCAGAGTCGACTTCATTTCAACCTATATATACTGTAACACCAAATACAGATAATGATGCAAGTGCATCGGGATTTTTACATCTGTTTGATCCAAGTAATACTACATTTGTAAAACATTTTTTTAGCACAATGAGTATTATGACTGATAATCCAGCAGCAGACAATTATTTTGTAGGAGGAAAGTTTAATACCACAAGTGCAATTAATGCTGTTCAATTTAAACTTGCTTCAGGTAACATAGGTTCAGGAGTTATAAAATTATATGGCGTTAGTTAAATATAACAATAGATCGATATTAAATGTAACTGCTCTTGATAGTATACCAAGTGGTGGTATGAATTTAATTACAACGAATACAATAACATCTGGAGTATCCTCATCTTCTTTTACTTCAGGTATTGACAGCACTTACGATACTTATTTATTTAAATTTATAAATCTTCACCCTGCTTCAACTCAAAAATTTCAAGTAAATTTTAGAGATGGTGGATCTGATTTTGATGCTACTAAAACTACAACACATTTTGGGGCATATCATAGAGAAAATGGAGCATCTTCAGGATTAGCATACGAAGACGGAAGAGATTTAGCAGAGGGCACAGGTTATGCATCTATATCAGATGATAATAACACAGATAATGATCACGCAGTTAACGGAGAGATGTACTTATTTTCACCAGCCTCTACAACCTTTACAAAACATTTTATTGCAAGAACAAGAGTTGAAGCCACGTTTACAACAGATGGTTTTGTAGCTGGTTATGCTAATGTTACAGCAGCCATTGATGGTGTGGATTTTAAATTTGCAAGTGGAAATATAGATAGTGGTGTTATAAAAATGTATGGATTGAGTAAATCATAATGAGTATTGTAACTTTAAATAATAGAGCATTAAAAGATGCAACAGAAGTTGGAACTACAACTAGTCTTGGTGGCTTAGTTTTTATATCAAGATCAACAGCTAGTTCATCATCATCTGTAGATATAACATCAGGAATTAGTAGCACATATAAAGAATATATTTTTATACTAAATAATATGCATCCTGAAACTAACGATAAACATTTTACATTTCAAGTAAATGCAAATGGCGAAAGTGGTTTTAATGAAACTATTACATCAACTCTTTTTAGAGCATATCATTTAGAAAATGGTTCAGCTTCAGGTTTAGATTATAGAACTGCAAACGACCAAGCACAAGGAACAGCGTATCAAAGAATATCAGAAGAAGTTGGAAATGCTGCTGATGAAGGCGTAAGTGGAATTTTACATCTATTCGATCCAAGTAATACGACTTTTGTAAAACACTTTATAGCGAGAACAAGTTTAAATTATGGTAGTCCAAGAGATACTCTCACTGCTGGATATATTAACACTACATCAGCCATTGATGAGATAAGTTTTGCATTTACTTCGGGAGATGTAGACTCAGGTACAATAGATTTGTACGGAGTAAATTAATAACAACAATAAGGAGAAACAAACATGCCAAGATATAAAATGGTCAACGGTGAAAGAATCCAACTAACTGCTGAAGAAGAAGCAGCTAGAGACGCTGAAGAAGCAGCTTGGGAAGCTGGTGCTTTAGGAAGAGCACAAGCTAACTTAAGAGCTAAAAGAAATAGGCTTTTAGCAGAGACAGACTTTTATGCTTTATCTGATGTTACTATGTCAGCTGACATGGAAACATACAGACAAGACTTAAGAGACCTGCCTGAAGGAAAAGACACTGTTGAAAAATGTAATAACGTTGTATGGCCAACTAAACCATAGTTAAATGGCTAAACGCAAATCCCTCATAGGCGTTAATAATTTTGTAAAACAAACTAAAAAAAGACGACCTGGGAGACATAATAAAAAATATAATAAACGAGTGCCCAAGAGATCAAAAAATAGAGGACAAGGAAAATAATAATGGCAACGACATTACCATCGGGTGTAGTACAACCCACACAATCAGAACAAACTAGTAGTAAAAAAGCTGTTAGTTTAATAGATAGTTTATTAAATACACCTACACTACCTCAAGGTACAAGTATAACACCATCGTTACAAAATGTTCAAACTAATGAACTTTTAGCAACACCTGGTGTAACTGGAACTATCGCTGCTGCAACTCCACAAGCTGTAGCACCAACTGCCGCTACTAGTGCTACTGGTACTGCACAACAAGTATCTGCTGTAACTCAACCAGGAGCATCTCAGTTTACTGCTGCAACTATTGGTACAGCACCTACTATGACTGCTGCACAAGGAACTGTAACAGCTCCTATGACTGCAGCTCAACAGTCTTTAGCTAGTTTAGATTCTAGAGCAACTGTTCAAGGACAGTTAGAAAATATATCTCAAGATATAGAAACATCACTACAGCAAGGATCACCTTTACCTGCATTTGCTAGAGGAGCTGCTGAAGCTGCAAAAGCTACAATGCAAGCTAGAGGATTAGGTGCTTCTACAATGTTAGCTGAAGCGTTAGCAGAAGGTATATTAAGATCATCTATACCTATAGCACAAGCTGATGCAAATACTTACAAACAAGTTATATTTCAAAACTTAGCTAATAACCAACAAGCTGCTGTTGTAAATGCACAAGCATATCTACAAATGGATATGGCTAATTTATCTAATAATCAGCAAGCTAACTTACAAAATTTACAAGCACAACAACAACAATTATTAACTGATAACGCTGCTAGAAATGCTGCATTACAATTTAATGCAACTAGTCAGAATCAAGTTAATCAGTTTTATAGTAATTTAAATACAAATATTCAAGAGCAAAATGCAAGAAGATCTGATGCATTAACACAATTTAATATAGCAGAACAAAATAAAGTTGCTGCTTTAAATGCTAAAAATGCTACAGCTATAGCAGATGCAAATGCTCAAAGACAAGCTGCAATAAATCAATTTAATGCAACATTAGAAAATCAAAGAGAAAGATTTAATGTAGAGAATCAAAGAGTTATAGATCAATCTAATGTAACTTGGAGAAGACAAACTAATACAGCTAATACAGCTGCTGTAAATGCTGCTAATCAAACTAATGCACAAAATTTACTAAATTTAAGTAACTTTGCATTATCATCTTTATGGCAACAATGGAGAGATGAAGCATCGTGGGTTAATCAATCATCACAAAATGAAATGAATAGAAACCATAACTTAGCTGTTGCAGCATTAGAAAGAACTACAGCTTTTGATTTGCAAAACTCTGCACAAACTTCTGCTTTATACGCTATGTTAGGACAGTTTGGAATGAATATATTTACTAAATTTATAAATCAACAGGAGTAATTAATGTCATATAATACAAAGAATTTATTTTCAAATGCAGCTAAAAATGTTGCAAGAAATTTTGCATACAATGAAGGTGATGTAGAAATAGATTTACCTAAGTCTAAAGAAAGTGTTCTTGATAGACTAAAAAAAGCAATAACAGATGCATCTGAAACTAAGGGTATGGATGCTTATCAGCAACAATTAAATTTATTAACTAGTGCAGTTAGAGGAGCACCTAAGTTTAGGAAAATTAGTATGGGACCAAGAGATCCAAAAATGGCAGGAAAATCAGGTTTTGGTGCAATACGAGAAGCTGACCCTAGAGGATATTTAAAAGAAAATACAAGTAGAATGAAGCAATATGCTTTAGAAAGAATATATATAGCGAGGAAATAATATGCAAGGAATAGGAGACGGAAATTTACCAGTAGAGTTTGATCCATTTAATACACCAATTCCTGGACAATCATTAACTGATGAACCAGGTAATTATCCATGGGAACATGCACCTAAAAATGTTGATCCAGAGGTTGTTTTAGAAACAACTTGGAGAGGGATGACAACTCCTGAAGCTGTTGAGGAAATGATATATTTATTAGATGCAGGAGTTCCTGCTGAAGCTATAGCTAGAACAATTGTATTTGCTGGATTTATGCAAGGTGAATTTAATCCTGATTTAGGTTTTACTTTAGCAGAGCCTATTATGGAAATGGTTACAGCTATAGGAATGAGAGCAGGGATAGAAGATTTAAGAATATCATTACATGACACAGAAAATAGACAATTTAAAAAAAATATGGTTAGATTAAAAGAAGCTAGAAAAAATTCTTTAAAAGAAATGGAAGAATTAAAATCACCTAAACAAATACAAAATGAAGAAAAATTACAGGGATTATTAGCTAAACCACAGGAGATAGAATAATGGCAGTACCATTTGTAGTACCTTTCGTAACTGGAGTATTAAGAGAAGATTTAAGACAAAAACAAGCGTATGATAAATTAGCTGGAGATGTTGTTGATAATGTTTCTGAATATATTTTAGGAACTGAAATACCTAATGAAACAAGATTAGTAAAAGCTCAAGAAGAATTAAAAAAAGGTATTGTTGCTGCACACGGTCAACCAGTGGCTGATGCTTTTGATGCTTTACAATTATTTGATGATGGAACAGATGTAGGTTTAACAAATGCTATAAAATTAAGATTTGGTGATAATTACGATATATCTAGATTAGCACTTGATATTAATAACACTTACGAAAATAATAGAGAAGGTTATGAAAAACTTGTGCAAACTTCATCTATAGCAAATAGAAAAGCTGCTTTAACAAATAGAAAAGCACATGTTGATAGAGTTCTAGGAGACACAAAAAATATTAAAGATTTATTAGTTGGTGATGAAAAACCAACAGGTATAGCTAGATTTGTTGGTGCTCCTTTAGGTGAACGTGATACAGGAATCGCAACTAAAAGATTAATGGAAGGATTAGAAGGTCCTGAAGTAGCACCAACTACACCAACAGCTTCTGCATCTGATATATTAGGAATAGAAACAGCAGGAACTGGCATCAC